ATTACCCATTCTGAAACGATGTCGCCTACAGGACCTAAAATGTCAATAGTTAGATCTTTCTTATAGAAATCTGAATAACCATCTCTACCTGTTACAGATTCGTGGTGCAAACGTACCCACTCCATTACGGCTTGAGCGCCTGAAGGAGTGATTGGGTCAAATAATGTCATTGTAACATTACTCCACTTTGATTTGCCCTTTACTTTTCTGTAAACGTTAATGTGGTTAAGAACGATTTCATCTTGTGTTAATGTAACAGCTGAGATCGCTTTAATTGTATAAGATGGAATACCATCAACATACATGATAAATCTATTCTGCTGTTTTGGTTCAAACGCTGTGAAAAAAATTTCGTTTGGATCTAATACTGCCATTTTGCTATGTTATTTATTTTATTATAAATATTCAATTTTTAAACTTTACGCTGGGAAAGTAGCTCCAGTTGGTAAGATGTTGAAGTCGAGGTAGATGAATTCAGCAGTCTTAGTTGGTTGGATGTAGATCTGACCTACTAACTGATTTCTATCAATCACATCAGCAGTATTGTTAGAATCGTCCATAATTACTTTGAACGCGTACAAACCTTGACGTTGTTGAACTGATTCGAGGTATGGGTTAACTTGGCTTAAGAATTGGTTTCTAGTAGCGATTGTGTTTTGTTCAAACACCAAGTTATTAGCTACTTGAGAAATGTAAGACTTAAGGGCAATTAACAATCTACGAACGTTTACTCTGTCGAGTGCAGATGCTTGTTTTTGCAATGTTTTCTGACCGTATACTACAACTCCAGTACCTGGGAATGTAGCGATTGGGTTTACATTACCTGAGTATAAGGTATCGCGGCTTGATTGTGGTAATTTTTGTTCTGCTCTAATTACATTAGATAGACCACCTCTGTTAATACCTGCAGGTGCAAACCAAGGCTCACTTACTGAATCGTTGAAAGCGTAAACACCGCCAATCATTGTAGAGGCTGGAACCCATACTCTAGCTCCTGAATCTGGATCAACTGTTTGAACCCAAGGCCAGTAAGTAGCAGCGTATGAAGTATTTCTAGTTGCAGCTGAAGTTACAGCAGCAGCTACTGTTGAGTTGTATGGATTTTGGTCTACAACGTAGATACTATCACCTCTGTTTTGGGTATTTGAGATAATTGAAGTTACTGTTGAAGCAAAAGCACCTGAATCAATCAAACCTGGAGTTAACATTACGTTGAAGCGGTAATCATCTTGGTTAGCAAGTAAAGCTACCATGTTAGTGTAGTCACCAGCTATTAAACCTTGTACGTTTGTAACACCTGCTGTAATTTCATTGTAATATTTGTTACCACCTGCTGAAGTTGCATCACCTGTTGCTGCTGTGAATGAACCACTAGCGTTTGCTGGGATTGAACTTGTATAAGCTGATTTAGCAGCACCGTTATTATCAAAGTAATTTGGTGTAGGAGTTACAACAGACTTAACTTTAATGTATCTAGAGAAGTTAGTGTAAGAACCTGATACAGTGATTTGGTTAAGAGTTGAGTTGTAATTTTGAGTTGTGTCACCAATTACAGCAGCTACATAGTTTGCAGCTGTTGGGTCCATTGATAGGTTAGTCCAAGTTTCAAGTACGATTGGGTTGTTTGAATTATCGTTACCTTGTCTAACTAAAAGATCGAATGTACCTGAAGAAGTGTTTCTGTTTAAGATTTGCCATCTAACGTTATCAACTGTACCACTAGTTAAAGCTCCGGAAGCATCTAATGAACTTGAGCTGTTCATGATAACACCTTCAGAAAGAGTTTCTAAAATAAGAGCTTCAGCACCGTCAGCATTAAGGATTGAAACTCCAGCTCCAGAACCTCCAGTTGCAGATGCAGTAGCTGTAGTAGCAGGAGCCCAAGTAGCAGAAGCACTTACTACTCTAGCAACTAATAAGCTTTGACCACCGTTGTTGAAGTAGTTGTAAGCTGCAATAGAAGTAAAGTAAGTGTAAACACCACTAGCACTTAAAAAAGTTGTACCAAACGTGCTTTGATATTGTGAATACGAAGTAACAATTGTAGGTATCTCAACAGGACCCTTAACTGTAGGTCCGATAATAGCTGCACCAACTGTTACGGGTTGGGATGTAACTTGAGATTGATCGTTCTCTCTAGCTAATACTCCTGGTGAAATTAAAGTTTCTGCCATTTTAATACTTAATTAATATTTTATTATAAATATCAAGCCTCTGTTCAAAAATCAGCTTGATAAATGCAACCTTAAAAAGACAGAACTACTTATATTTAATAAATATTAAGTACTTTTTGTAGAGATTTTATTACCATCTCTGGGGTGATTGATTTAGTACATTCGAAATGTCTTGGAGTATCTTTATGCTCTGGACACCATTCCCAATCTCCTGGGTTAAGCCATTCACGGTTAAAACATCCTGAACAAAATCCTGACGGAGTATAAATACGTTCGCAATCTTTGAACTCACTGTATGGTTCTGAAAATCCTGAAATAAGAACTGTTTTTTGTCCTAGAGCCCAACTTAACCAACTTAAACCACTACCTACACCAATAAAAGCGTGGGCGTGAACAATATCGTTCATTCGATCCTCAAGTGGTAAATTGCCGGTTTTATTGATTACATTTTTTAAAGTACCACCTAATTTAGAATCATGCCATTCATCATTTAAAGGCTCACTTGTAATCATAACTACTTTAAAACCATTATCGTTTAGCCAGTTAATGACACGTTGCCATCCACCTGGGTGATTCCAGTACTTAGCATGTGCTGAAGCATGAGGAGCAATTACAACATATTTTTGTTTGATTGATCTTGGTTTTTTCTTTAAATAAACTCTTGGTTTTATTTCAGTAAATTCTAAACCTAAAATATCTGATGAGGTTTGTCCTAATGGTAAATTTTTAAACTCACGTACGTTCTTATCTAGATTTACTACTTTATCATTGTAAAACCATCCAACATTATACATTGCATATAAGTTAGGTACTTCAGTACCAGGGTTTACAAACTCAATATCTTTGTAAGTTTTAATAAACCACTCATTACGGAATGTAGATACTATAAGTTTACAGTTATGTTTTTTTCTAAATTCTTCTAAATAGGGAAACCACGCTAAAGTATCACCAATGGCTGAAGAGTCCATATGAATGTATACTCGTTTATTTTCAGCATTAAATTTATGCTCGAATACTAATTCATCACCCTCATATACTTGAACTAACCAATCTGTAAAGTATTTACGATTAGTTCGAGTCCACATATTAGTGGATAAATTACTCTGGTGGATTATTTGATTTGTCTTTTGATCTATAAAAATAACTTTATAGTCTCGTTTATCAGGTCCTAAAATCTCTAAAAATGCTCCTTCTATAAAATGGCAGATAAAAGTATTTTTAGGTTCTTTATAAGGTAAACCTAATACTTTAACATTATCATATATTTCCTTCAAAACTTCTTTCATATAACTCTATCAATTTAGTTACTCTGTTGGACCAATCTAGTTCTTGAGCTGTATTTAAACATCTTTGTCTGTAACTATCCCAGTTACTCATTATATCGTCTAATCCTTTAGCCATTTCAAATACATCGCGAGGTGCTCTCCAACCACCGTGAAAATCTGTTTCTGATTCCCAATCCGCAATAACAGGTAAACCTGCCGCTACAGCTTCAATCATTGTTAGATTTGGGTGGCCTGCTTCCAACATTGTAGGATGGACAAATATATCGTGTTGATGATACAAATCTAATAATTTACTATTTGGTAAATCAAATATAATATTGAGCTTTGGATAAGCCAAAGTCCATAAATGGTTATTAAAGAAATGTTTATTATTTGAAGGACCAGCTACAGTTATAGGTAAATTACGAGCTTGAGCTAAGGCTATACCATATGCAAATCCTTTTCTATCATATCCTGGATTACCTGCTAATCCATTATTAGCTACCATCAATAGTTTAGGTTCTGAAGGTTTTAATTTATCTACAGGGTAAAATTCTTTAGTATTAACCCCGTGAGCAAAATATTGTACTTTAGGGTGATCAAAATAATCTACTAAATACCTTGCAGGTACTAATGTCATTATAGAACCTTCTATAGCTCTCATATTTTCTTTAAACACATAACTATCTTTACCATAATGGTAAGCGTGGTGGTCGTGTAATTGAAAAACATATGGAACATTTCGTTCCTGAAGTATTATAGCTAAATTGCCAACATGACAGTGAACAATGTCAAAGTCACCAGGATTAATCTCAGTTGCAAATTTGATTTCTGACTCATGTCCTTGTGCTAAAAAATTTAAATGTAATTCCCATACAATCTTTTCGATTGCGCCCCAATCTTTTGGTGGAACATCTATTCCACAAGCCGGATGTACTTGACAAATTTTCATTCAGTAGCGTATATTAGGGGGCTATTCTCGTCTGTACCTTTAAATTCTTGTTCAATGATACTGAATCCAGGTAAATGTTTAGTATAGATTTTTTCTGCTGTTCCTACTCTTAAACGAGCAACATTACAAACCCACATATCAAAAGCATCCCAAGGTGTTGAATTTACTAAATCTACAACTTTATCTATTTTATCTTGGTTTATAAGATATGATTGAGCAGGAATGAATGGAGTCACGTCTGTATAAATGTCCTCAATTTTAGGCCCGTTTAGATTGCGATTTTGATATGGGTTACCGAATCCTATAATATCCATATCGGTTTGTTTAGCTAATCTACTAAAACGTTTTAGTGACTCATATAATTCATTATAGTCTGAATCTATAATAACATCGCCTTCAAATATTAAGATGTAATCATATTCTTTGTTATCTTTAGCTAATAGAGAGTTTGTATGAGCTAAATAACAACCATAATGACCAGGTGCTAATTTATAATATCCAGGAACATCTTGAACATCATCTGGACGATTACAAGTATCTTTTGGTGGTAATTCTTTCCAAATTTTGTTTATACGTTGCTCGTATACAATACCTGTCTTATCACAAAAATCTTTAATGTTT